GGAATTCTGAACCTTTAACATTGGAAGAAAAGAATATTATTTTTAAGAAGTCTAGTAATTTTCAAGACTTAAATGTTCTTGTTGATTTGCTTATAATGAAACTACAAGTAAAAGATGATAAAGGTAATCTTGTAAAAGCATTTAAACCTGAAGATAAATTTGCTTTAAGAAAAAAAGCAGACTCTAATGTTATTGCTACTGTTGCCAATAAAATTCTTGTAGATACTAATTACGAGGAAGCCGAAAAAAAGTAGAAAGCGACCCTGATACGAGGTCGCTGTTAGTCATAGCAGACAGATTACATCTCACAATTCAAGAAGTTTTAGATATGCCTGTAAGCCATTATAATCTTTGGTTAGCTTACTTGAAAAAAGAACAAGATGAGTATAAAACTAAGAAATCACTAGCTGAAGCAAAAAGGTATAAAACATAATGGCAAACGAAAGACTCAATATAGACATAGTAGCACGAGATAAATCTCAACAAGCATTAGGTAGATTACAAGGAAACTTACAAAGAGTTAAACAATCTGTATTTAATTTAAGAAATGCTTTTATAGGATTAGGTGCCGGAGTAGTTATTAAAGGATTTGTTGATGCTGGAATACAAGTAGAAAATTTATCAGTACAATTAAAAACATTATTCGGTTCTGCACAAGCTGGAGAAAAAGCTTTAAGATCAATTACAAAATTTGCGGCTGGAACTCCCTTTGAATTATCTAATATACAACAAGGTGTAACATCATTAGCAGTTGTTAGAAAAAAAGCTGAAGAAGCTGGTTTAACATTTGACGATTTATTAACTATAACAGGAAACGTAGCCGCACAAATGGGTGGAGATTTTGCATTTGCGGCTTTCCAAATTCAAAAAGCATTTAGTACAGGTATTGCGGCGGCAGAAGCACTTAAAGAAAGAGGTATTGCTGGTATGGCTGGTTTTGAAGCTGGTGTAAGTGTCAATGCTATAAACACAATTAAAAGAATGAATAAATCTTTTGGTAAAGGTGGAGAATTTGGTAATTTAATGGACGAACTTTCTCAAACATTGTTTGGAACTATATCAAATTTAAGAGACGCATTTTTTATATTTCAGGTTGATGTTGCACAAGGTTTTTTTGGTGCATTAAAAGAAAACTTAGGTGATCTTAAAAAAACAGTTGAAGCAAACAGAGAGGAAATTAAAAAATTTGGTGCAATGATAGGTGCTGGTTTAAGTTCAGCAATACAATTTACTGCTAAAGCCGCTAAATTTTTGCAAGACAATTTATCACTTATAATAGAAACAGTTAAAATTCTTATAGCATTTAAACTAATTAAATTTTTTCATAATCTTTCAACAGCAATAATGGCGGCAAGAGGTTCAATGTTGCTTTTTAATAGTGCTGTTAGAAAAAATCTATTAATAGCTGGTGCGGCAGTTTTAATTACTCAGCTTGATAAGATAATTAAAAAGATAAAAGAGATTAGAGGAATATCAGAACAAACAAATATTGAAACAGAAACTGAAACTCCAAGCATTGATATTAAAAAAGAAGTACCTGAAGCGACATTTCTTGATAAACTAAAATTTCAATTTCAAGTTCTTATGAAAACAATAGAAGATGGTAATAAAAATAAACTAGAGAAATTTAAAGATAATTTTAAAAAAATTGGAGAAATAGTAGGAACATCAATTGATAATGGAATAACTAAAATGTCAGATGGTTTAGCTAAATCAATAATATTAGGAGAAAACCTTGCAGAGACATTTAGAAAAATGGCACAAGAATTAGCAGTAAGAATATTAAGTGCAATTATAGAAATTATAGCAAGAAAATCAGTTGAATTAGCAATAGAAAAATTAATTACAAAAGAAAAAGAAAAACAAAGAAATTTATCTGCCGCATCAGGAAATCCATTAGCAATACTTTCATTTATAGGTGGTTTTTCACAAGGTGGTGCTGTGTCAAAAGGAAAACCTATTGTTGTAGGAGAAAAAGGTGCTGAATTATTTATACCAAACCAAACAGGACAAATTACACAATCAGCTAGAGGAACAGGAACAGGTAATGTAAATGTTAATTTTACAATCAATGCTGTTGATGCAAGTGGTATTGATAGGTTATTAGTTGAAAGACGAGGAACTATATCAAGAATTATAAACGAATCAGTTAATGAAAGAGGGAGTAGTAATTTAATCTAATGAGTGGTGCTTTCCCTATATCTAATTCTGCATTCTCTACAATGGGAATCAAATCAATTCAAACTACAATTATTTCTAAATCAGATAGTGGTAAAAAATTAGCAAGACAAATTGATGGACAAAGATTTGCTTTTACAGCAGAAATAATAACTGCAAAGAGATCAGATGTATATGGAGAACTTATGGCTTTTATTATCAAGCAAAGATCAGGTAAAGAAAATTTTACAATTATTCCACCTGAGATTAAAAATGCTAGAGGTTCTGAAACAGGAACAGTTTTAGTTAATGGAGTTCACTCAGTTGGTGATACAACAATAGCAATGGACGCATTCGCTAGTGATGGTGCGGGTAGATTTAAGACGGGAGACTTTATTAAATTTGCCTCGCACAATAAAGTATATATGGTTGTTGCAGATGTAACTTCAAGTTCAAATGCCGCTACTGTTACGATTGAACCACCTCTTACAACGGCTTTAGCAGACGACTCAGTTGTTACTTATGACAATGTTCCTTTTACTGTTTTTTTAACAAATGACATTCAAGAGTTTGGAGCAGTGGGAGCAGACAAAGATGGTAATGTTTTATATTCATTTCAATTAGATGTTGAGGAAGCTTTATAATGAAATACCTAGTAAGACATTGGATCAACGTAGATATGATAGCTGAGGAAGTAATTGACGGAGATGGTGTAGATTTAAAAACAAATAATATAGGAAAACACGAAGAACCATCTGATAAAGCAAGTTATATCGTGTCGGATTATATAAAAGTAAAAAGGAGAACAATAGAAAATTATGACGAGAAGCTTAACGACAGCGATCAAGAACGAACTAGCAACAAATGATCTTAGACCCGTCCATCTTATTACAATCGGTTTTAGTAGCCCTGTCAATATTACTGATTGTTCATTTCCTATAACAAGTTCTGTTTCAGGTTCTAGTGTAACTTACACATCATCTAGTTTTGTGATGGGTATATCAAATTTTTCTGAGGAAGTTGATATAACTAAAACAAGTTTAAATCTTGGTTTATCAGGAGCAGATCAAACTTTTATTTCTACTGCACTTAATGAGAATGTAGTGAATGATTCAGTAACAATCCATAGAGGATTTTTAGATGATTCTAATGCTTTGATAGCAGACCCATTTTTACTTTACAAAGGAACAATTGATACTTTTGAAATATCTGAACAAGGTTCAGATAGTAATATTATATTTAAGATTGTGTCTCATTGGGCAGACTTTGATAAACTTAATGGAAGAAAAACAAACAATACATCTCAACAAAGATTTTTTAGAACAGTACAAGATATTAAATGGGGTAGAGCATAATGCAAGAGATAATTAAATTATTCCAAAATTTTGATAAATATAAAGATAATAGTTATCAAGAATTGTATTATCATATTTTACCATCAATAAATTTACAACAATATAAAATATTTAAAGATGAAAAAGGTTTATATGGTTTTGTAAACTGGGCTAAATTAGATAACAAAGACGAAGATCAATATAGTCAGACAGGATTACTTTATAAAAATCAATGGAACTCAGGTAACAATATTTGGTTATATGATATTGTAATTTTAAGAAAAGCTAAAGAAGTAATGAGATGGGTTTATAATTATTTCAAAGGATATTTAGAAACTAATCAATCTATTAATTGGTTAAGATTAGATAAACATAATAAGATTTATAGAGTTGGTAAAAAATACAAAAGGAAGTTTCATAATTAAATGGGTGGTGCAGTAAAAAAAATAATTGAGTTTCCAATAAAAGTTGTAAGTAAAGCTTTATCGTGGTTAATGCCTCAACCTGAAATACCTGAATTTGGAGAAACAGATTTTGATTCTTTTGAAAAAGGTATTCTACTTAATAAACAATCTAATGATGCAAATATACCTATTGTTTATGGTGAAAGATTAGTTGGTGGAACAAGAGTTTTTTTAGAAACCTCAGGAACAGACAACGAGTTTTTATATATGGCATTGGTTCTCTGTGAGGGAGAAATAAACTCAATAGAACAGATTAGAGTAGATGACAAAGTAGTAACATTTGATGGTGCATTTGCAGACAACACACAAAGAACAGTTGATAGTTCAGATAGTAATTTTTACAAAGATGCTGTTTCATATATTACAATAGAGCCACATTTAGGTTCTGATAGTCAAAGTGCATCTAGCTTGTTATCAACATTATCAAGCTGGGGAACTAACCACAAGCTATCAGGTCTTGCTTATTTAGCTTTGAAGTTTAAATGGAATCAAGATGTTTTTGGCGGCATTCCAAAAGTTCAAGCAAAAATAAAAGGTAAAAAGGTTGTTACCCTAGCTTCAAATTTGTCTGAATCATCTGCTACTTTTTCTTCAAATCCAGCATTTTGCATTTTAGATTATTTAAGAAACGAAAGATATGGAAAAGGCATCGCCACAGCAAATATAGATTTACAAAGTTTTTATGATGCCTCACAAGTTGCTGTAACACAAGTAACCCCATATTCAGGTGCATCAAACATCAACATATTTGATTGTAATGCTGTATTAGATACAAGTAAAAAAATTATAGAAAACACTAGAATTTTACTTAGAGGTTGTCGTGGTTTTTTACCCTATACAGGTGGTAAATATAAATTAGTTTTAGAAACAACAGGGTCAGCATCAATTACACTTACAGAAGATGATATATTTGGTGGATTTAGTTTAGCAAGTGAAGATAAAAATAATAAATATAATAGAGTTATTTGTAGTTTTATAAATCCTGATAGAAACTTTCAAGTAGATGAAGTGCAGTTTCCCCCAATAGATGATTCCGGTTTAGCTAGTGCAGATCAACACGCAACTATGAAAACTGCTGATGGTGGTTTTTTATTAGAGGGAAGATTTGATTTTCAAACTTTAACTTCTCCGTATCAAGCTGAAGAAATGGCAGAAGTAATATTGAGAAGATCAAGAGAAGCTTTAAAACTAAATATAAATGCTGGTGGTAAAGCATATGATTTAGCAATAGGTGATATTGTGGCAATAACACATAGTTCATTAGGATTTAGTGCAAAAAATTTTCGAGTTAATAGTATTACGTTCAATGAAGATTTTACTGTTGGTTTAAATTTAATTGAACATCAAGATTCTCATTATACTTGGGCAACAAAAACACAGGTATCATCTACACCATCAACGACATTACCAAATCCTTTTTTAATACAACCACCAGCTAGTGTGACTTTATCAGACCAACTAATATCTTATAATGATGGAACTGTAATTGTAGCATTAGATATTGCTGTTGGTGCTTCTCCAAATAGCTTTGTATCTTTTTATCAAGTTGAATATAAAAAAGCATCTGACTCAAATTTTATAATATATGCACAAGGTTCAGGTCTAACTCATAGAGTTTTAAATGTAATTGACCAAGAAACTTATGATGTTAGAGTCAAAGCTGTTGGTTCAAGTGGGGCTTCTAGTTCTTACGTAACAGCACAAAGAACTATTGTTGGTGCAACAGACCCAATCTCAAACGTGACAGATTTTTCTTGTAATATTGTTGGAAACGAAGCCCATCTATCTTGGGAAGCTGTAACAGATTTAGATTTAGCATTTTATCAAGTCAGATACTCAACTTTAACGACAGGTGCAGAATGGCAAAACTCAGTATCATTAATTGAAAAGGTATCAAGACCAGCAACATCAGTATCAGTTCCAGCTAGAGTAGGTTCATATCTAATTAAAGCAGTAGATAAATTAGGTAACTTTTCTTTACAAGCAACAATAATTGCAACAAATGTAACAGCGATTGGTAATTTTAATAATGTAGCAAGTGCCACAGAAAACCCTAATTTTACAGGAACAAAAACAAATTTAACTTTAGCAAGTAATTTATTAAGACTTACAGATTTAAACTCAACAGGAACTTACGACTTTGCAAGTGTTATTGACATTGGAGCATCACACACTTCAAGGGTTACAGCTTCTTTAACTCAATTTTCAGAAGATCCTACTGATTTGTTTGACTCTAAAACAGGATTATTTGATGCGGCTACAGGTTCATTTGATGGAGATT